CACGCGTCCAAAGATCGTTGCAAAAACGCTACTAAGGCACCGGGACCATTAAAGAAGTAACCCTTCTTACGAAGGAACTTCGGAATAATGATGCCGTCCTCAGAAAACGCAATGCGTCTGGTACTAGGACGATAGGCTTTGTAGGCCCATGATCCGTTCGCATCAATCAGTACGCCCTTTCGTCCAAAGAAGACTAAGGAGCTAGGTACTCTTATGCCGGCATCTTCATTTTCATGAAGAGGTACAAAAACTCTGGGGCAAAACCCCATCAGGTATTGTACAGTATGGCTCAGCCTGAGACCTGTTCTCATAGAAAACAGGTTCAAGCGATTGATTGCAACGAAGAAGTCTTGTGGTTTCTCAAGGGACTGGAGGTAGACACCTCGCACGTCTCGGCCGTCAAAATAATCGGCCCCACAGGACTCCCTAAACTTACCTTCAAAGAACGATTTGTCATCGTTAACGGTGAAACCTGCCAGCCCCAAAAGGCGAAGCAGATTACGGCATACAGTACCTTTCGGTACTATAATATCGTCGCCAAATACGCCCCAATCTTTCTGTTGAAAGTTGGAAACGTACTTCTTATTGGCGCACCTGAAGGAAGCTTCGACCATAGCGCTGAATAGTATCGTCTGTAGGGGAAAGGTAAACCCGTTCCCCATGGAAGATACTATGTCCAACGGAAAGACTCCTAAACCAGGAATCTCAGTCAGACTACACCGATATCGGGACAAAAGCTTCCACATACTCGAGGGCAGAACCTCTTTACAGAGGTTCCACCCTATGGAGTCGGATGCCGATGCTAAGTCTATCGTGACATTGCTGTCATAGATAGACCCGATTCGCGCTAAATCACGGTTTCTAAAAGGCTGGGTAGCCAGGTCAATGTGATACCAATCGTGCAAACGACGGGTAAGGACATCGCCTAGGCCCAACTGATAGTACATGTTGAGCGAAGGCTCAATACAAATGCACCGTGATATGTCGACATTCTTCGGAACAAAAGAGAGACGACTACCTGCAACTATACCAAAATCTCCCACAGAGTTTAGCCGAATTTCTTCGGCCTCTCTCCATAAGGGAAATCTTGAAATATAGCTTCTGTATGAATTATACAGATCGCAAGAGGTACTACTCAATGGCGAGTTGAAGAGCTTCGCATAGAAGGACTCTCCTATTGCCCCCACTGCGGAACCAGGACCTGTACGGCCCCTCGAAAGGGGTAACAGGTCTGTATCTGGTTCACAGAGTGGATTACCCTCAATATGCCAGAACCTGTAGAGTGAGTTTTTAAACTCACCCCACAGTTCTTCATCACTGGAGGTATTGAGTCGCAACGTCCAATCTCTAGAGCGTTTGTTACTCTCCAGAAACTTGAGCAAAGCTGCAGAATCCGCCTTGTCACTCGATCCAGTGCTGAATTTCTTCAGTAGTGAATGAGCAATAGACAGCCTAGCCGCTTCGTTAGACGAATCAGCATCCGGGGCGGCCAATTTTGGCCGACACGGATAGCCGATGTCCGCGAGAAGGTTTGAAAAAAGAGCTGAGGTGGAAAATTCCATAAGCACTCTCCAAGTGAAAAGTCAGAACAAACCGCATCCCTCTTACCATTCTGTAAAGCATGGTAAGAGATTCGCTAGAGGATTCCTTTAACGACTAAGTCGCTAAAGTCATCACCCTCGGCGAAACCCACTCCGAAGAGAAGAGATAATGCAGACTTGATGTTTACAGCGTCAGCAGCATCTGCGCCAGACGGAACATCGATTAGCAATCGAATGGTCATCTGACGTAGAACGCTCTGAGCGTCGATGTAAACACCTTTTCTGACAATCACCGCGTACTGGTTCATAGGAACTGACGGATACGCGCCCGTTATAGGGTTCGGGGACGGAAGTGCTTTCAGCACCTTCGGCTTCCAAACCGTCAACGAGAACGGATCCGACAGCGTATGAGTTCGCACGTTCGTCTGAGTGCCACCCAAAGTGGTCACGACAACCTGTTTGGCATTAGCATCGGGCGGAGTATCCACCGTCAGTGTATGCGTAGGGGTCGTTAAGCCAGTAATGGCTGCTCCCGTAACCGGAGAGCTAATTGACACTGTCATGTTAATGACCTCAACAAAAAGAAGGGTATTATGAAGCCCTTCAGGGTTTAGATAGAACGACTACTTGCTAAGAGGGCCGTCATGTTTACGATTCGCCGCCACTTCGAAAGGCTAAAAACGCCAAAATCGAGGGAGGGGACGAAATTCGAAACAGTGGAACGTTCCCACTTAACATTAGTAATCTTGCTCTCTGGACTTTCATTCTGACTACCATCAAGACGGTATGCACTACCAGGGGGGAACGTCTGCAAAGTGAACAGTTTATGACTGTAAAACTCGCAAGACATCCTCTTAGTAGCGTTACACCATTGGACGGTAGAAGATGCAAAGTTAAGTGCTGATATAACATCGCCCACGTTGGAAAAATAATCAACGAGGAACGAAAAAGGTATCAGTTCCCAGAGCGTTGGAATGAAGTTCGACATCGCAATCCGTAGTGCTGCAGAACCATTGTAGGCATCGCCTATCTTTGGTATAGCAACAGATACAGAACCGCGAATCGAAACAGTTTCCTCCACCCTGTCATACTCTGTTAGAGTACACTTGTTCCAAAACGAGATAGTCGTCCCAGGTCCTTTAAAGGAGTACTGGAGCTGTTTATCCCTCCTAACAACCATAATAGGTTTCGAAGGAGGCCTACCCTCTACAAAATGGGCTAGGTCGTTCATAGCGTCATCGATATCTGATAGAAGCGGAACTACTCCAAAAGAGTATGTTAACCACTCCTGACCAAGACGGCGTCTAAGTCGTTTTTTACTAAGCTTTGCACGG